TATACAGACAGCAATCTTCTGGGGGGAAATAAGTTTAGTGATACCCGAGATAAACTTAACAATCTTGCAGAACAGCAGTTGTTGCTTCAAAAGCAGATTAATGCAGAGAACGACAAGAAAAAAACGGACAAATCAAAGATAAAAGAATGGGAACGTCAAATTCAAGAACTTGGAGAAGAAGCTGCTGAAGTAATAAATGAGGTTGTAGAAACTATTATCGGCGGCACGGCAGAAGATATTGCAAAAGAGCTTGGCGATGCCTTCATAGAAGCGTTTTTAGAAGGTGAGGACGCCGCTAAGGCCTGGGGTGAAAAGGTAGACGAAATTGTTGCTGACATCATGAAACAAATGTTAGTCAGCAAATTTGTTGAAGAACGTATCGGAGATATTTTTGACCAGTATAAATCCAAATGGTTCAAGGATGGAGTTTTTGTCGGGATTGACGGTGTGATTGATTCCATGGGAAACTTTGCTGACGATCTCAACAAAGTTGGTGAGGAATTTCAAGCTATTTGGGACAGCCTTCCCGCTGAAACAAAGGAATTACTTGGGAATGCTGGCGCAGCTCGTCAGGAAGCCACGGAAAGAGGCTTTCAAACAATGTCGCAAGATACGGGCGATGAGTTAAACGGCCGATTCACGGACATTCAAGGCAAGGTTACCGACATCCGCGGCTATGTAATGGCGCAGACGCAATCAATAATCGGTCTTTTAACATCTATGGCCAATATTGAAACAGCCATGTACGCAAGCGTACAGGTAAATAATGAACTGCTCCGATATGCTGTGATGACCTACATGGAAATTGTGGAAATAAACGGCAATACAGCAGCCATGAGAGTTGCATTACAAGGTATTCAAGAGAATATTGCCGCAATCAAGCGCAACACCAGTGAACTATAACATGAAAATTGGTAAAGACATAGCAGACCTTGACAAGTTCATCAACGGCATTGAGGATGAAGTTGTAGATTTCATGGATGAGAAAGCACGGGAGGCATTAATAAGACAGAAAGAAGCTCGGCTACTATCTGGCAAACGCGACTACCTAAACCACACATGGAACTTACGCAGCGCCCTTGGTTACGTAGTTACTTATGAAGGCAAAGAAAAACGGCGATTTATTGGCGACCAAAATCATCCAGATCCGACGGCGGCCATTGAAACCAATAAAGTACTCAACGAAGAAAATAAAGCCGGAACAAGCATTATTTTCGCAGATGGCATGTATTACGCCGGCTTTGTCAGCTCTAAAGGTTATGATGTGATAGATACAGCCGAATTATTTTTAGATAAAGCATTAAACGAAAGAAAATGAAAAGGGATTTACTCATAAACGGCTACGATGCCTATGCAATGGGTATCACAATGGGATCGGGTTTCATTGCAAGTCTGAGAGCACCGGCAAGCCTCAAAGATTTTGTAGAGAATGACGACCCCAAAAAGGACGGCAAGCAGGTAATTTACCCCGAAAAACCGAAAGTTGCCGCCCGCGATCTGACGCTTACATTCGTGATCTTCGGCGACACGCTTGCAGAGCATACGGCGAATTACAACAGTTTTATAGAACTACTAAAAAGAGGCAAAATAGACATTAGCGTACCTTTAATATCTGCGGATATTTACCATTTGACCTACATGGGCAATTCAGGCAGCTACATGATGTCCGCAGACCTTACCACCTCACAACTGACAGTAAAATTCAATGAACCCAACCCAGCAAACAGGGTCGCAGAAACAGAAAATATATGACAACCCAACACAATAAGAGTGTAGATGCCATACGGGCGATGGCACTACAAACGGGCGCTTGTAAAAAGATAAACCGCGTCCAAGACTTCCCCGAGCTAATCAAACTGATGTTTACCCCACAAGGGATCGAGTTCTGCCAAGACCACAACTTCCCCTCGGTCGAAGTGTTCAGAAAGAACCGAGACAGTTTAGAAAGGCTGGGAGTATATGTAGATGCGGGAAATATCGCGCTCAAAGGTAAAGAGTACGTATGTATCGTCGGAGATACAGATGCTACTATAGAAGCGGCAGGGACTAAATTCATCCATACGATAATCCTGATGCACGGCGCACGGGCCAAGATCACCGCCAAAGACTACGCCGTGCTCAATATCGTAAGAATCGGCGGCGAGTATTCAATAAAGAAAGACGGAACTGTGATTGTACTGTAAAACAAAGCCGGGAATAATCCCGGCTTATTCTAATTAGAGCGAATTCAGATGTATTCATTTCTTATAAAAAGTCTTATCGTTATTTTCAGCCAGCCCATATTTTCTCATTTTAAATGAATTATCTGATTCTATGGATATTATACGTTTATCTTCTCTCCCATTAATCTCACCACTTTCTGAATAGGAGTAAAACGAAATAATAGCGCCATCATAATCCACATTAACAGAATAATAGCAATTTTCTGCTATTTCTAATAAGTGGTCATTGAAATATGTAACAAGATAAGCCGTCCCATAAACAACAACTCGACCGTCAATTACAGAAACTTTTTCTTGGGCTGATGAGTAGGGGGTAAATGTTATTTCCTCCGTTTCGGTAGTATTAGTCGTAAAACTATACAGAGACCCAATAAATTTACCATTGAGAACCTGTAATATTTCTTTTTCTGCTGGTGATGGTGAATCACCATTTTCTTTATCGTCAGAACAACTGGTAAAGACAAATGGAATTATTAAAATAATTGAAATTAAAAATTTTCTCATAGCTTATTTCAGTTTTACTGCAAATCCAGAAGCAATATACCCATCTACTACTTCACCATATTTGGTTCCTCTAATAATAGGCGTTATATTGAAATTTAGAAGAGCATTTGCACCAAGAGATTTTGCCTCTTTAACTATTTCAGCCACCATATAATCATAGCTCGGTTTAAATACATTTTCTTCTTTCCATTTAGCCTCCTTATTAATATATCCATCTTTTACGCCTATTGTAAATTTAATACTAAGATCACCAACGGATTCATAAGTAAACCCAGAAGAACTTGGGGTGATAGTAAATCCATCAGCAGTATACTCTCTATAATCAGCCAAATAGGTTTTTTGCGAATACTTTTGGATGGCGCAACTGCTCAATACTACACATGCAGATAATAAAAGTAAAATTTTCTTCATATTAATAAAATTTAGTGAGTTAGTAAATCAAATTTACAATTTCAAATTGGAATATCCAAAAAAGCGAGGAGTGATTTTCGCCACCCCTCGCCTCATGTTTTAATGTTGCCTCTCCTTTGTCGCACGTTATGCGCGTATTTGTGCCAAATCACGGCCTATCTGCCGCAAGGCATCTAATATTTCCTCCGTGCGTTTCTCAGATGGTTTTTTGGTGCCGTAAATATATTTCGACAACAAACTTTTGTGAATACCTATCGTGCGGGCAATCTCCGACACATTCAACTGCGGGAATCGACGGAATACATCCCCTATCACATTATTTGTGTCCGGTTCATCCGTGGCGTAGAAACTCGACAGGTGTATATCTTCGTCGATCTCCTCCCAGCGGATAGCATCCCCAAACTTGTTTATTTTCCACGCCTCGCGCTGGTCGTCGGTAGCTTCTTTGAGTATGGGGAAATACTCCAGCGGGCGGCTGTATGTTTTGCCGTCATTAGTGGCTATGTATATTCGGCCACCCTCGAACCAAACTTTTGTAATCTTCGCCATAATCATAATGTTTTGTACTTTGCAGTTTATTCCTCTTCTCCGAAATACTCGTGCCACTTGGCGATGATCTCCGCCTCGTACAACTCGATCACTTCGAGCGCGCGGCGCATATCGTTCGCTTTTATCCCCCGGTTGTACTTTATTTCTCGTGTAGCGATTTCTACCTTTGCGTCGTTGTCGCCGTACTCGATATGAACATGTATTGGCAAATGTTCGTCAGAGTAGAAATAAAATCGCAATCCAAAAAGGTTTAAAATTGTAGGCATCGTTATTCGTTTTTATCTACTGCAAATATAAGTCCAAAAATTTAGACCCACAAATAAAAGCGTGAAAGTAACCCCCGTATACCACTATTTCCACACCACGTTGGGGGCGCCTCGCAGAAATGCGGGGCGTTTTTATGTGGTGCCACATGCAATATAAACAGCACGAAGTGCGTTTTCGTATATAAATTGGGCTATTGTAAAAAATATTGCGTAATTTTGCAATGTGGCACATATTTTTATATATTTGTATAATATAAGGAGGTTCGGCTATGGCGACACCGGTTTTTAATTCTGAAAAATCTTTACAGGCTGTCCTGTATATTGCGAACAGGGTGGAGCGTAAAGATTTCCATAAAATTTTTAAAGTGCTCTACTTTGCAGATCGGGAGCACTTGATAAAGTATGGCCGTCCGATTACTGGTGACACCTATATTGCGATGAAAGACGGGCCGGTTCCGTCAAAGATTGATGATATATTCAAAGCTGTACGCGGAGATAGCTATTTTGCCAAGTATGCAGATATAGCGAAGTTTTCTGAATTATTCAGTGTCCACGATTGGTATTTTATTTTACCAAAAAAAGAAGCTAATTTATATTATCTTTCAAAGACAGACATTGCCGAACTTGATGATTCAATAGCCAAATATGGCTCAATGGCATGGGAAGAATTGCGTGAAAAATCGCATGATTACGCATGGCATGCCACTGCAAAAGATCGTCCGATTGCCGTTGCTGATATTATGCGAGAAGATGGGGCTGATGAAGAATTTATCAACCATGTTACTTCATTAATGGACTTCCAAAAGGCTTGTTTGTAATATGGATATTTCCCCATTGGCCCGTGCTGTTATAAAAAGAGGTACTATACTCCATTCTGATGAATTCGACTACGTTGATCATGGAAAGATGTTTGTTGTAATGGGAGAGGATGACACGCAATTATACGGCTTCTTTTTTATAAATTCCGACATAAATCCTAAAATTTGGAAAGACGAGAAAGCATTGAGTATGCAAATGCAACTCAAGAAGAGCAACTATCCTGATATACTCAAATACGATTCGTTTCTCGGCTGCCAATCCCTACTCCATATTTCGAAATCTGAACTTATAAATCAATTTTCGGACGGCAGAGCGCAATATATCGGTGATTTAGTAGAAGATGATATTAATATGGCGCTCGAAGCGGTTCGACGGTCTGATTTGTATTCTGACTACGAGAAAGATACATTCTTTAAATAAATTGTGATGGACATGGGTGTAGACGCCTAAAATAATGGATCATTTTGTTATAGACGTACGGGTCTATCCGTATAATGTGTAAATTGAAACATCTGTATAGAGCCCTAAATAGTTATTTTAGGGCTCAATTTTATTTTACGATTAATTTTAAGTCCCAGAATATATGTTCGGGCAGGGAGAAATCCCTGCTTTTTTATTGATATTTTTACAGCTCCCCATTGTTATTAAAATGCACAGTCACACATTTGCACAGAGGCTTGAGGAATCGCCGAGCCCTTGATGCAAATGATTATTTACTCTCCGACAGGAACAGAAATATTGGACGCGCCAGTCACCAAAGAGGCTATCATCAAATATGTCCTCATGGGAGACTACTATATCGAGCTGCCCTTTAATCTCCTTGAACCAACGACATTTGCTCGTGGTTCCTACATCACATATAAAGGCCGCAAGTTCGAGATTATGTCCACGGTGCGCCCGGAGTTCGACAACAAGACCGGCGGCTATAAATACACTCTCAAATTCGAGGCTCAGCAAAACCACATGAAGCGTTTCGTATGCTTCTGGCTGGGTGGGGACAATCCCGAAGCCGTATTTCACAACACCACAGACCTCGAATCTTTCGCGGCGTTGATCGTCGCCAACATGAACAAGCAGCTCGGAGGCGAAAACTGGCAGGTAGGCACGATCACCGTTGACAATCCTAAAGCTACGAAGCTTGTATCGTTCAATGGCGATAAGTGCTGGGACATCCTCAATACGATTGCCGAAACCTTTGAGACGGAATGGTGGACAGAGGAAAACGGCGACCTCGTATCGTTATGCTTTGGCAAACTGGACTTCGGATCCCCCGAAGAGTTCAGACAGGGGAATGTAGTGAAAAACATTCCCGCAAAGAAAGGGGATGATTCGAGCTACGGCACCCGGTTCTACGTCTTTGGCTCTACTCGCAATCTTACAAGCGACTATGGGCAAGCTCCGCAAGGAGGTGAAACGAATCATGTATCTGAAATTCGGCTTCGCCTGCCGGACGGACAGCGGTATATCGACGCAATACCTGGTCTTTCGGGAAGCGACATTGTGGAGCAGGTCGTGTTCTTCGATGACATATACCCCAAGAATACGGAGACTGTCACCAGCATTGAGACCGTAGACCGGAAGAACATCGAAGGGCAAACGGATAAGGCGTATGTCATGTACTGCAAAGACACGCCGTTCCGGCCTTCGGACATGATTAAAGGCGAAACCCTAGGTGCTACCTTCACGAGCGGCAGTCTTATGGGGCGGGATTTTGAGCTAAGTATAAACTACAAACCAGAGACGTGGAAACCGGAGGATGGATTTGATAAGAAGTTCGAGATCATCGCGCAAGTAGAATCATCCGGTGAAAGCCAACTTATCATCCCCAACGAAAGCCTGCATCCCGAGCCTGGAGATACGTTTGTCATAACAGGCGTAAAACTACCTAAAGAAAGGATCGAGGAGGCTGAAAAGGAGCTCTTGAAGGCCGGGGAATCATATGCCGCGAAACACAGCAGCGACACGGACGTATACGACTGCGAAACTAATCCCGTATACTGCCAAGAAAACAAGAAGAATTACGATGCCGGGCAAGCGGTTCGCCTTGTGGATCCACGCTTCGGAGAAAGCGGCCGATTATCACGCATCCAGGGATACGAAAAAAAACTATATAACGAATATATCGCCACATATACGGTAGGCGACAATACGGCATATTCTCGTATCGGCAACATAGAATCGGAGGTGAAGGCAAACCTGTACGCACAGCGCATAGGCGTTACCGAATCGGGAGCCTCAATCTACCTTATCACCCGCTACGATTCCACTGCCGCCGCAGACTACAATGCCTATTCCGCCAAGCGTGCACTATGGGAATTCGCCAACAAACAGTTCCCGGACACATTCAAAGGTAAAATGACCTTTGACGACGGTGCCCAGTTCGGGGGGTTCGCATCCGGCATGACTGGCTTTGGCGGCATAATCGACAAGAAAGGGAACGCAGAGATGCAGAGCCTGAAACTTCGGGGATTCCTGGAGGTACCGGAACTCCGCTACAACCGTGTCGAAATATCCATGGGCGATACGTGGTATGCTCCAAGTGCCGGGATCATCGAAAGCGTCGACACCGAAGCCCAAACCATCACCCTCAAGCTCGAAGAAGGCGAGATCGGAAGTCCTCGGGTCGGGGATATATGTATGGGCATCTTCCACAATTTGAACACTTCGGAGAATGCAACCGCGGATTATGACGATGGCCGTGGCAACAGGCGCTTTGCCGGGTTCGCTACCTGCTATTTCCGCATCACCGAAGAGCTGGATACTGCAACTTACAAGACATTCAAGTACCAACTACGCCCGGTATCGGGAGCTTACCCCACCCAATATCATCCGGCGGCGTCGATGACCTTCGTGGGCTATGGCTCCTTCTCGAATGAGGATCGGCAGACCTCCCGCTACGAAACTCGGACATACCAGCGTTATTTAACGGGAGTTTCCGATTGGGAGTTCACTGCGTCCAATATCGCCGCGCAATATGGCGACCTGTCAAACCTGTCCATATTCGGAATAAAGATGAGGGGGTATTCGGCATACCTGAACAACATCTATATGTCGGGCGTCATCCAGCAATTCACGCCCGGCGGCGAAGAGGTGCCCACGATCATAGACCGCGGAGTGTGGAGCGCCACGGAAACATACAACCGCAACGACGACGTATATTGGAACAACGGGCACTGGCGCTGTCTGGTCGACGGCACCAAGACCGAGCCCGGCAAGGATGCCGAGGAGTGGGTATACTTAGGCGGATACGGGATGCTCGAAACGGTCAGCATATTCAAAAAATCGGAGAGCGAACCGGCGAAACCTACGGAGCTTAAAATACCGCCCGAAGGTTGGACTACGGAGACGCTCCCGATGTCGGATCAACGTCCTACATGGATGTGTACCGGCACCGTTGTCGACGGGGAGGTCAAATCATGGTCTGCCCCTCAGCGCGTATCGGGCGAACCGGGAAACTGGACATCCTATGTATTTAAAAATAGCGATACGGAGCCAGCAAAGCCGACATCCTCCGACCCCATTCCGTCCGGATGGAATGACGCGCCCACTGGTGTCGGTATATGGTGGATGTCCAAGGCTACGATAGACGCATCGACCGGAAAGGCCGGGGCGTGGTCGACGCCTATCCGCGTAACGGGCGAGGATGGGGAGCTGGGGCCGCATACTGACTTCAAATACGCCAAGAATAACAGCACCACCACGGCGCCGGCGCTGGTCAAAACGGATCGCACCCCCGCAGGTTGGAGCGACACCCCGCCGTCGCTCTCTTCGGGTGAATATCTGTGGATGACCCAGGCAGAAATAGACGCCAACAATAGTCTGTTGCACCCGACGGTAGGCTGGGCAACTCCGGTACGCATATCGGGAGAGCAGGGCCCTAAAGGTGATGACGGCGCCCCCGGCGAAGACGGCGCTCCCGGCAAGGATGGCTTGCAGGGTTGCATAATCCGCCTCACGGAATGGGCATCGGGAGTGGAATACCGCAATGACCTCGACCTTGTCTCCAATGGCCCCAGATACATAGACATAGTTACGATCTATGCGAACAACAAACAGCTGAAATTCCAGTGCAGCCAGACGCACACTTCGTCTGCTTCCAACAAACCGGCGGCGGGATCCGCGTCGGCATATTGGCAACAACTCAACGACATGGTGCCGATATATACGCCCCTGTTGTTCGCAGAGAATGCCGTCATCAACTTCCTGCAAGGTATGGAGTTCGTGGTGCACAACTCCAAGACAGACATTTCCGTGAATACTATCATCGCAGGGCTCGTGGGTGGCGATATTCCACTGTTCGTCGGGAACAGTACACCGTCGAATGCGCCGTTCAGGGTTGCTAAGGACGGGTCATTCGTGGCCACCAAAGCCGATATTACAGGGACTATCAACGCATCGAGCGGAACGATAGGCAACTTTACAATTGACGAAGGAGCATTAAAATCCACAGACAGCTTCGGTGATATGCTTCTATCTTCCAATCTGATTAAGTTTACAGGCAGTAAGACTAATCTTTATCTTGGAGTCGACACCTGGCCGGCATCAACGGGTGGTGCCCTCTATGGGCCTATAAGAGCAGAAGTAAGCCGCAGCGCAGCCGGCGGCACGGCAGGCAATTACGGAGTGTATATAAATGTCACCGGAGCAGCATTATCGGATGGAACCACTACCGCTGCACGTCAGTCCGGAAACCATGCCTTATATATCCCAGAGGGGTTCATAACGGGTTTCAGGCTGAGGAATGTGCGAACCTCTTCCAATAGAACCCTGACCGACATGGACAGCGTGGTGTTCAGTACGGCTACGAGAGAGATTACGCTGACTTTACCGTCTTCACCAAAACAAGGGCAGATTTATTTCATCCGAAAGGTCGGCAGCGGCAATGTCAAGTTGACGCGCGGGAATACCCAGCACAGGATATGCACCAATTCCAACTCTCAAAACAACACTGAAATTACCTTGGATTGGGGTAAGCTGTGGATCATATTGTGGGATCATATGAACAGTATGTGGACGGCCAACTGGTGCCAATATTAACACAAAAACAGGATATATGAAAACATTGAATTTAAAAGAGTTCAAACTGTTCACCGACATTTCCCGCGCCGGGCATATTGTCGTCGATGCAAGGAAAGAGTTTGCCAACGCCATATACATGGGCATGAACGGCATCGTAGCGCATGACCTGGCATTCCGCATCCTCCACAGCGAAGGCGGCATCGAAGTTTCCGACGAGGAGGAATTGATTATCGTTGATACCGCAAAGATGTGCAAGGCGGTCTTCTACGACAGTATCATGTCCGCTCTCAAAAAAGAATAAACGCTCGAAAGGAATATGAAACGCATCCGGATAGGCAAGGACATAGAGATACATTGGCCGATACTCACCAATGGGCAGCAGGTAGCACTCGAAGGGCGCGACCTGAGACTCTTCGTCCATTTGCCTTCGCATATGGACATTCCCGTCGATTTCACCACCGAAGGCAACACCGCGATTTTCACCATCAGCGGAGCAATGCAAAAATCCATCGGGGTGTACCGTCTCACCATGTGGGAGAATTTGCAGAAGAGAGGGCAAACGGCGGTCGACTACTGCAAGGCCTTCGAATTGGTTCCTACGACACTTTTGGAAGGTGGCGAAGACGAAAGCAACCTTACAACGGAAACTGTCAACCTTGAGGCGTCAAGCCTTGTTATCGGATTGCCCGGCGAGAGTGCTTACGAGGCATTCAAGAAATACAACCCGAATTCCGAACTTACGGAGGAAGAATATGCCGAAGCCCCTATTAACGCTGCAAACGCCGCGAACGAAGCGGCAAAAGCGGCAAATGACGCTGTAAATAAGGTAGGGGATATTGACAAACTCCTTGCCCAAAAGGTCGACAAGGAAGAAGGGAAAGGGCTTTCTACGAACGACTACACTGACCAGGAGAAGGAGAAGCTGGCCGGGCTCTCCAACTACGACGACACGGAGATAAGGAAGGAGTTGTCCGACAAGGTGTCCAAAAAGGAGCTGACGGAGGCTGCGGCGGGCGCACTGGCTAAAGCAAAGTCGTACACGGACACCAAGACAACAGAACTATGGAATAATGTCAGCGATGTGTTTGACGCCATGTCCGAGGAGCTCAACAGCAACATATCCGGCGGGGATGCGCAGACACTGACCGAGGCCAAAAACTATACGGACAAGGCGATCTCAGAAATTCCCACCCCGGACGTCAGCGGCCAGATCGAGCGGCACAACACCTCCCCCACGGCGCATCCCGACATCCGGGAGCTGCTCAACACCTGCGTAGGACTGCCGGAGTTCAACGACAAAACCTACGAGCTGACCTTCACGACAAAGGGCGGTGCCAAGTTCATCATCGACCTGCCTATCGAGATGATGGGGCTGCATTACAACGAGGATACCCAATCTATCGAGTTCGTAAATGCCGACGGCTCCATATCCTCCATCCCGGTTTCTGACTTCGTGAAAGTATATGTCGGCTCTATCGGTTCCGAGATACAGGTTACGGTCGAAGGCTCCGAAATCCGCGCCTCCCTGCTCAACAACACCGTATCCTGGGACAAGTTGACACTGGCATTGCAGGAGATGATCCAGGGCAAGGCCGACCGCACGGAGCTTCCCACGAAACTGTCCGAACTGGAAAATGATTCCGGATATGTGACTTCGGAAGAATTGAATACTGAATTAGGCTACAAAGACCACGTAGCCTACATCCTCAAGGACTTTACGAAGAGCTATTATAACAATACGGGCTCGGACATCACGGATCGGAGCATGGTCGTTACGCCTACGCAGTCAGGCGTGACGTCGAACTTCTCCCTGACCAGCCGCATCCCGGTCGCAGCTTCGGACTTTATTTTCGTGCGCATGAAGCTGCGCGTGGACAAAGAGTGCTCTTTGCGGATCATTACCTATTCGGACAATCTCGACCAGCGGGGCCGCTGGTTCGTCCTCAAGGCAGACCGCACCTACGAAATCTACTACCGCGGCAAGGCGGCGTCGGTAGTGGGACGGCTGAATGTGGGTATCAGCATACCCGCAGCCACCAATATCGGCCAAAAGGTCACCATCGAGGATTTGATCGTCACGCTCAACAACTATGACGCATGGTGCGACGCCGAGAGCCGCGCCACGCTGAAAAACTTCGACACGGACTCCTTCACCGTGGACGAGGGCGGGACGGGGCATTTCTTCTCGGTTGCGCAGGCGTGCGACTTCGCAAGGGACGCCTTCGATGTCGTGAACAACGCGGTCACGGTGTTTATCCGCAACGGCCTTTACGATCACGAGGCTCCGAAGAATGTGGCGATGGGTTACCCGTATGCGATCATCAACAAGGGGGCGAACCGCATATCGCTTATCGGCGAGAGCCGCGACGGCGTCATCGTCTCGTATGAGAACAACTCCGTGAACCGCGCCAAGATCATCGAGGCGGGCGGCGAATGCACCGTCGCCAACATGACCGTCAACTGCCTGAACGACGAAAGTTATACGGACGCCAGCGCCGGCGGTCACCAAGCCTGCTACTGCGTACATGTCGATTCGGGCTTTGCCGCATCTGAGCGATATTTCACGACGATTCGGAACTGCAAACTCTTCAGTACGTGCCATTCACCCGTCGGCGCGGGCCTTGCCGACAACCAGACCATTCGGTTAGACGGCTGCGAGTGCGTCAGCGACACGCACGTAGGCACTTCGACGGGCGCGGCCACCATCCACGCAAGCACCGATGCTGCGGCGAAAAATATGGCCGTCGAGATCATCGGCTGCCGCCTGCTGTCGCTCGACGGAACCAAAGCGCTCTACATGCCCGACGTGGAGGGCGGCGCTCCCTTCACACAGGTCGACGTCACGCTGCTGGGCAACACCTACTACACGACGGGGCCGGAGATCACCGATGCCGACTTCTTGTCCAGGCACAAGCTCACGCCGTGGTCGGATGCTTCGTTCAGCGAAATTTCGGTTATCGCGCACTCGGACTGCACGCTCGAAGCGCGCGTGACGCACCTCGAAAGGCTGCTCATGGAAATGCTCTCGGGCAAAGTGCTGATCCCGGAGTTGCAGGTGAAAAAACTGGGTGTGTGGGGCGACAACAACCTCGTCGTCACGGGCGAGGGTGCGCCGACGAAAGCCCCCGACCGCGCGGGGCAGTTCTATGTCGATACGAAGAACAACGCGGTCTACCACTCCGTGGGTAACGGCGCGGTGTCGGACTGGAAGAACGCTTAAACTACATACAACATGTCACAAGTCAACAAATACGCCAACAAGGCGGGTTACACGGCCGACAAGAATCGCAAGGACACACAGTCGGCGGTATCCTACATCGAGGACGACGGGGCGCTCATCTACGACGGCGTGAACGTCGTAGTGGACAAGCCGGCCGCCGGGGTTGGTGACCTTGCGGTCTTCGACAAGACCACGGGAACTATCCGCTTCGTCAAGGGTGCGACGCTTGTTGCAGAGCAGCTGCCGCCGCAGCTTGTCCCGGTGGCCGTGGTCTATGCCCGGCAGGGCGAGCGTGTGCTGATCGTATCGCTCGAAAATGCAACGGTCGGCAGCCAGCGATGGGCATACTCTTATGAGGTTGCATTGTCGGGTTTCGATCTCGCTGCGGGCGGCACAATCGTGTTGAAGCTCGGTTCCGACCCTGCCGCCGCAGAGGTGTCGATAGCGTATACCGCAGGCGCAACGCTCGCGGATGTTGCATCGGCTATCAACGCGAAACTCAAAGGCGGGACACCCAATTACTCCTCGGCGGATTATGGGGGATGGGCGGCGACTGCGGCGGACAATTTCGTCGTGATGGGTTCGAACACGTATAACGCCTCCCGTGCGGCGATTGCCGTTGTTGGCGGTTGTCAGATCGCAAGGACACCGGAAGACATTAACTACCAAACAACGTTGACGGGGGTGTTGATCGAGGGGTCAACCGAATATGTCCGCCGCAACAACGGCGTTGATTCGTCGTTTGCGGACTGTAATCCCGAAAAATTCCTGCAATACTATTCGGCCAACGGAACCAATACCACAGGAATCAAACCCGGAAGTAGCACCATAATTCGGGAAAGCGCTTTTACGGAAGAGGCCAACCCGGAACTGGTCGCCGCCTATCCGACCTACCGGGATTATCTGTTCGGAGAACATTTGCTGCAATATCCCGCAGCCTACGGCGCGCTGCTTCGTGATGGCAAGGCCAACACGCACCTGATCGGCGGTCTGCGGTTCGTCGACATCCACGGCGAAAGCGTTCCCCGTTATCCGGCCGCTGCGGCCGCTCTCGACTACGGCGTCACGGTCGAGGGCGCAACTACCGGACTGGAAGCGGGCGCATGGTGGCTGCCGTCCGTCGATGAAGTCTACCTGCTCATGCACGACCGCGTGCTAACGTCCGCCGACCGGGAAAGCGACCCTGTAAACCGCACGCTGTCGCGCCTCGGTAAGACGACCTGCTACGGATCGGGTTATTATCCGTGGACATCGTGCGAGTACAATTCCGGCAACGCGTTCATCTACAACGGCTACGCGGGCTACGTGGGCAACAGCAACAAGTATAACGCGCTCGCCGTGCGTACGGTCAGTGCTTTATAACCACCTGAACCATGGAAACACAACAGCAAATCAACATCCTCGAATCGCGGCAGCTCGAATTACGGGCAGTCATGGCTAAGTCCGACGACAGGGCGGCCAAATGCAGCAAGTCCGGCCTTGACTTCCGGGCTACCTATCCTCTGGATTATGAGGAGTACGAAGCGGCCAACGCGGAGTACAACGCGAACGAAAAGACCCTTGCGGAGCTGAGGGCCCGGCGTGCCGAAGAGCTGGCCGCCGAAGAAACGGTTATGGACTTTCAAAACCTTGAGCAATGAAGATGTATATGACCAACAAGCCCAACGGCGAGCCGTTCTATCCCGTAACCGTAGCCGAAGCCGTGCTTGTTTCCGAAGGGGAAACTTTAGCCGCGGTGCTGCAACGGCTTGAACAGAGGATCGCAGAATTGGAGAAGTCGGAAGCGGCGCCCGAGGCGCAGGCAGACGTGCTGACCGAACAATAGAATATATCCTATGGAGGAATTGTGGAGGTTTATAGAAAGGTTATGCGAGAAAGTATGGCAGGTGTCGATAGGCGCCCTGGTGTACATGTTTAACGCCATAGCCCCGATACACGACATACTGACGGCCTGCATGATTATATTCGCCGCGAACTTTTTCACGGGCCTGTTCGCCGGCGTGCTCGTGCAGCACGAAGGATTCATATTCCGCAAGGCTTTCAAGTGCATATCCGAGGCTGCGGTAATATCGGGACTGATGGCCATGATACTGCTCGTCGGGGACAACATCGACAACCACGACGGGGCGATGTCGGCGATCTCGCTCGCAGTATATGCCCTGATATATTTCTACGGGGTCAACATCCTCAAGAACCTGAACCGCATATTCCCGAAGAACCGATACATCGACTTCCTGTACTATGTGCTCTCGTTCGAGATGATTAAAAAGATTCCCTATTTGGAAAACTACAAACAAAAACAAAAGGACAAATGAAAAAGAAATGGATCGTATGGAGCATCGTTGCGGCCGTGGCCGTAGTGCTCGGAATCGTATTCCCGCGTTACATCCTCGTGGGGGTTGTTTGTGCTATGGCCGGATGGGTCGGGCATATCCTGTACACTAAACGTTTTGCCTGATGAAGCATTTTACAATGGCGGAGCTTACGCGCTCGGCCACGGCCCGTGCAAAGGGCCTGGACAATACCCCGACGGCGGAACACCGCTCCAATATCGAAATGTCCGTCGCGCAGCTGCTCGACCCGCTGCGGGAGGCGTGGGCGGTGAAATGCGCCAATGAGCAGTGGGGCACGCCTGCAATCCGGGTTTCGTCCGGTTACCGCGGCTTCGCGCTCAACAAAGCCGTCGGGGGCTCTGCGACCTCGGCGCATTGCGTCGGCTTCGCGTTCGACCTGGTGCCGGACAACGGCCGGCTGGCCGACTTCAAGCGCTTTTGCCGTACGTGGCTCAAGGGCCGCGCCTTCGACCAGATGATCTCGGAGGACGAGGATGCCGCCGGCACGCCCCGTTGGGTGCATATAGGCTACAAGAACCGCCAGGGTGGCCAGCGGCGGCAGCTGTTGACCATGCGTGCGGGCAAATATATCCCCATGACGGCATGAAACGCCTGATCCTCTACCTGTTTGCCGCCCTTGCTGCCGGGGCGTTGCTCTTCGGCTGGGGGTACCGCCGGGGTGCCGCGTCGGTGGTTGTCGAAGAAACTACGCGCATCGACACGGTGTTCTACCCGCGGCCGGAACCGCTGCCCGGCACGTACCGCTTCGCCGACATCTCAGTGCCGGTGTTGCTCTTCGCGCCGCCCGACACGGTGACGGAGACCGTCGTTGTGAAAGTCGGGGCAGACAGCGTGCAGATGAAGGTGGCGATGGAAACGCGCCCCTACTCGGACAGCACCTACCGGGCACAGGTCAGCGGGCCCCGGATCGGCAACCTTCGGCCGACGCTCGACTGGATAGAAACATACGACCGCACGACTATCCGACAGCAGGTAGTCACCCGGCGCAGCCGCTTCGCCCTGACGGCCGGGGTCGGAGCGGCGTACACACCGCAAGGGTTCCAGCCTACGGTCGGCGTAGGAGTAGGTATTATTTTATGGCAATTCTGACAGGTATGAAGATAATTTATAACGACATCATCCCCTTCAAGGGATACAAGGCTATCAATCTGTTCGGGATCGTATTTGCCCGCAAGTCCGCCCGCCCGTTGTCGGATAAAAATAAAAACCACGAAGCGATACACACCGCACAGATGAGAGAACTGTTATATGTGCCCTTCTACATCGTCTACCTATTGGATTGGGTATTTCACGGCTTCAAGTACCGAAGGATAACTTTCGAACAGGAAGCATATGCCCATGAAGATAACCCTGAATACCTTGAAATACGAAAACACTACGCGCAATGGAAGAGCTGATTTACATATACTGGGATGACTTCCCATCGGTTGTAACCGAATAACGGGCCTTGGGGTACGGGCATAAAAAAGTCCCCAACGCTTTCCCGCATATACCACTATACGATTGTGCCAACGCACCACATTGAGGACTTATTCCTTGAATCGGTGTGTTGGCTTTTTGTATAGTGGTATAACAAATTTATAATAAAAAATCGGGAAAGCATATGCGTAAATCGGAGCTTTTTGCACAAATACTCGAATGTGTTGCATTTGAAACTGAAATAGCCAAAGAACAAATCCTTTCGAAGGATAAATTTCAAGATGTGGTCGATGCACGTTACATGCTCGTGCACTTCTGCCATAAAAACGGCATGTACATCACCGACATCGCCCGGATGATGCGCTTCTCCCGCCGGGCCATAGAGAAGATGGTCGCCGGGTTCGATGAACGCAAGCGATACAGCCACCCTATATTCGAAATACAGTGCGAACTTATTGCGAAGAAGTTGCCTCCCATCTGCGCCCCAATGAATTGATATGCCTGCCGCCCGCAGCCACCTTTGCAATGTTGCAACAGGTGAACGCCCGGCCTTGACAGGGGCGGCAATCATTCAATAATTATTAAAAATGGGTTCGGATAAAACTTATATTTTCGATGGAGGCGGCTCGGGTGGCGGCCTTGACATCGCGGCTCTCGTCTCGTCAATGATGGGCAACAAGGGCATGGATCCCAACCTCGTAGCGGCACTCATGAACGGTAACAACAACCGTGGTGCATGGGGCGGTGACGGGTGCTGGTGGATCTGGATCATCCTGCTGTTCTTCTGCTGGGGCGGCTTTGGTGGCAACGGCTTCGGCGGTAACAACGCCAATGGCCTTCCTGCGCAGCTCAACGGTGACGCCGGACGGGAACTTCTTATGAACGCAATCCAAGGGAACGGCGCAGCCATCAATCAGCTGGCATCGTCGCTCAACTGCTCTACGCAGCAGATTCAGAACACGCTGTGCAACATCCAGGGCACCCTCGGCATGTCAAGCCAGCAGATCATCAACGCTGTACAGTCGATGGGATGCCAAATCGGCAACCAGATCGCCGCGTGCTGCTGCGATATGAAGCAGGCCATCAATGGCGTCAATGTGGGCATGGAGCGCGGATTCAGTAGCGTTGCCTATGAAACACAACGTCAGACCTGTGATTTACAAAACACAATTCGCGAAACTTCTCAAAGCGGGACTACAGCGATAATTTCCAAACTGGATCAAATGCAGGCAGCTGCATTGCAGGATAAAATTGATGCCCTGCGCGAAAAGAACAGCACGCTGACCACGCAGCTCAACCTCGAACACCAAAACGCCTACATGGCCGGTGTTGTAGGACAGGCTGTAGCACCCGTGAACGCCGCTGTAGCGGCTTTGCAGAATGACGTGAATAGCATCAAGTGCAAGCTGCCCGAAACGGCTACCGTGCCCTATTCGCCTATTGTCGGTGTGCCTACGTGTATTGCCGCACAATATGGTCTCGGATATGGTGCAGGGTTTGGCTTTGGGGGGAGCGGCGGATTTTGGGGATAATGCTATTATTCGCCGATAGGTGAAATGTTCTTTGACTTACTGATAAGAGGCTTCCCAATCCGAAAGCCAGCGCCAATGAAATCCTTTCAATGTGCGAGTTGGTTTTCGAATGCATTCATATATTCCTCCGATGTGAAATCCGTGTAATTGATGGGCTTCGGATGCTGTTTTATATTTTGCAACCAATATTCCATTTTTAATCTGGACAATTGGCTTTCTGTTTTTCTTGTTGGGTATTCTTCGTGCTTTTGCTGCACACTCTCTTGTGACAGGGTTAAGCATGTTCATTGAACGAGTACACCAACGAAGATTACGTGCCACATTGTTCGTCCGGTTCCCATCTATATGGTCTACATATGCATAGTTATTAGGATTGGGGATGAACGCTTTAGCAACAAGCCTATGGACTAATTCAGTCTTATCTACTCCGTGTAGGGATGTAAGTCTAACTCTCAAATATCCTCCCCGATTTGGGCGAGGAGTTAATATGCGAGGTTTAGTCGTCCAACTATTGTTATTACCTCCGCTCACGCGATGGGATAGCGATGAAACCCTACCATAATCAGATACCGCGAAATAGCCGAGCGTACCATCAATAATACGCCATTCTTCTCCTTCGAGAGCAACACTCTCTATGAATTCCCGATTTGTCATTGCCAAACAATTTAGTGGTGCCAAACGAGAAAAAGAGGGAAGGACGTTTGGCAAGCCCTTATCAGTTGGTCATGACTCCAACCTATCCCGATGTAAAATTAGTTATAATAACTTAAAATACAAAAATATGGCAGTATTCCCATTTCAGTATGTTAACCGCAGAGGCATACCGGTACTAAAAACTACAGGCGTGACAGTGGAGACCACAGGGGTTGTGTTTTCCTTTCCCAACCACGCATTTGCAAATTCGTGGTACCGGGGACTCGTGCTGGTTGAGTTGGTACAGGAAATCCCTGCCGGCACAACGGGAACACTTCCCGTGCTGTTTGAAACCAACGGGCAAAATAAGAATCTGACGACGTACAACGGAGCAAATGTTACAGTATCGGATATTCCGGGGTCAGGGGTATACCAGATATGGTATGACAAGCAGACCGATACTTTGCAATTGATGACCGGTGCCGTCTGAATTAAAAAAACAATTAACCGAAAGACGGGGAGGAGGGCTCCTTCTCCCCTATCTTTCACAAATCATTAACCAAGATGTTTCAGAACTTGAGAAAAGGCTCCTTAGTCTACGTTTTCGACAACAGGGAACAGCCTAAGTTTTATACAGCCAACGTAAAAGACGTATCGGCACCGTATTTCCCGCCCCAAAAGCCCGGGCAATTCTCGCCGATGCCGCAATTCATCAACATCTCGATAGAGGGCAACGAGCCCTGGGGCGTCCCTATGCAAGCGGACATCGTTTCAAAAGACGGACTTACCGTAGCGACGACACGGGAAGTGTTGAAGCCGACCATCATGGAGGCACAGCAGGCAAGCCGTGACATCGTGGAATCATTCGACAGGCACAAAGCCAACCTGAAGGTCTACGACGAGATCCTGATGCAGCTCGACCCCGAAGCTGCGCGTTCAAAGGAGCTCGAAGCCGAAAACAGGGAGTTGCGGAAGATGCTCGCTGACATGAACGAACGGCTGAGCCAGATACCGACGGCGGAAGAACTGAGGAGCCTTGTCAAGTCTGAACCACCTGCAAAAACAAAGTAACTATGGGTTGGAGAATCATAGGTGAAGGCCGTGGCGGCTTCGGCGGCCACGAAGAGGAGATGGAGCGGGAGCTCCGACGCGCCTACGAAGAAGGCTTTGAAGAAGGCCGGCGTGAAGGCCGTGGCGGATACGGTGAGCGTGGCAGCTACGGACAAGGTGGCGGCTACGGCGAACGTGGCGAGTATGACCGCGGCGGGTATGAGTATGACGACGCCTACGGCGAACGCCGTGGCGTAAGGGGTACAGGCCCCTATTCGCGGTATCGCAGGCGGTAAACCGGAGGGAGGGGGCCGCAGTGCCCTCTCCAATTTTTAAATCGAAAAATATGGACAGGTTAGATACACATGAAAACTTCCCGGCAGGGTTCCGGGAATATCTCGAAAATTACGGTTGGCACTTTTCAAAGAAGATGTGCGAATTCGCCGTTTCCCGCATGAAGGACAGGAACGGCAAGAAGATCGAGCCCTATTCTAAGGATAAGGTGGATGCGCTGCTCAAGCAGTACGGCATCGAACTCAAAAAGGACAAGGGCTATGATTGCGTGTACGTCTGCAACATGGCATTGGCGGACTATTTCGGGTCGTCGATACCCAATCCACAATACCTGGCGATGTTCATACGTGACTATATCAATGACGAGGACGGCTACGACGGCTTGCCATTTACACGTTACTATGCCGATACCATCGGCTCGGGAACACCCATCCTGTGGGAAGAGATGATGTAGCCATGGAAGAATACCCCCAGATCAGCGAATTCACAAACGACAACGACGAAATCGATGAAAAATATCGCAACGCTCGTCCGTAACCTGCCTGCCGACAAGTACCAGGAACTGGCCGGGGCGGTGAACGACGTATTCGAGAACAAGCGCTTCAACCGGGCACAACGCAGAAGGCTGGCGCGAAACTGGCGCAAGTACGGAAAAAGGGAGGAAAAATGAAGATTCGGGACTTGAGTATTCACAAGTATGGTTGGACGTTGCGCATATATTATGCCGTGACGTGCTACTATACGGGCGAAATACTCAAGTCCCTTACCGATATCGGATGCCCCGATACGGTTCTTCATCGCGTACAGGGGAATATGGTGAAGTGCGAAATGGATACGGGATTCACCTACTCCAACAAGGAGCATCGGCAAAGTGTCATCGTAATAGGGATGCACTCCTCGCCGTGGGAATTTCTCAACAGCTTTGAGCACGAACTGCGGCACCTCGTAGATGATATAGCCCTTACCCTCGGCCTGCCGATGGCCGGGGAAGAGGTAGCATACCTTACCGGCGAAATAAACCAGGCGCTATGGGAAGATGTGCACCAATTCACCTGTTGTAAATGTAATGGACATGGAAAAAGATGACACCCAATACTGGATGGCGATGCTCGAAGTGAGCGAATGCTGCGCACCCATATTCGCTGCCGTCGTATGCGAGTTGATGAATACGATTTGATTATTCCAGAAGTTTCACCAGATCGGTTTTCATCTCCTCGTCTATGTCGCGGTAGCGGGCAAATGCTTTGCTGCCTTCGGTATGCCCCGACAAAGAGCCCACAAGGTTAGGGTCTTTGACCTGCTTATACAGATTCCCGATAAAAGTACGGCGCGCCATATGGGATGACGCAACTTGGTAGAGCGGTTTTTGCTCTGGCTCCCTGGTGACGGGGTTGAGTACACTTACCATGCGTTTCAATCCGGCAGCAAGAAAGCATTTTTTAATTGCCTCGTTATATTTTTGCTCCGAAATAAAGGGGAGCAGTACTGCATTGTCAGGGGATGCGTATTTATTGATTATCTCCTTTGCAAGATTGTTCAACGGGACACGCACCGTCACCGGATGGCCTTCCTTCGTTTTGCGCGGGATATACTCAACAGCACCTTTTACTACGTTGCTCCGTTTCAAGGTTATCAAATCCCCCACGCGACACCCTATGAGACATTGGAATACGAATATATCCCGCTGTACCGCCAGTCGTGGATGCCTGGATAGGTTTGTATGGTATAGCTTGTTCCGCTCGGCGATTGTGATATAGATCGGGGAACCATATACAGCTTGTTTTATCTCCTTCTTCCGGAAAGGATTAGTTTGGATCAGGTCATTGTTTGCGGCCCAATTCAGGAAAGCCCGCAAGAGAATCATCTTGCTGACAACCGTATTGTGGCCACGCTGGTGTGGTATCCTCGAATCCTGCACCAAAGCATAGATATGCGGATATTCCTCGCATATATCGTGCTCCCGGCGATAAAAGTCCTCAAAGTCATCCAATACCTCGGGCGTTAGCATCCCCAGCGAAAGGGTGAAGGTGCGGTCGAAAATCCTTTTGTACAACTCGTAGCGTTTGAGAGCCCTCATAAGAACATTGAATGCCATCTTACGGCGCACAGAAAACCCCTTCTTGGATACGTAACTTTCAAAGTGTGCCCATATATCCTTGTCTTGCGACAATCCTACAGAATAAGGCGTAATAACATCCCTGAGCCAACTCGGAGGCAAGCTAACCTTCCCTGCTCCTGCCTCTATGAACGATTGCATGACAAAAGATGTCAATGCCGAGATTTTAGAATGTGCCTCGTTTGCCTGTTCGACGATCTCTTGTTGGGCAGGAGACATCATCCTGAAACGGGGAACAGAAACCGATTGTGTCTTGGCGCTCCAATATTCAGGCAGCACGAAAATACCGGTCTTGGCACGCTGGTTAAGGCGTCCGTGAGTAAACCGAATCAGCACCTCGTGTAAACCGCATGTATTCTCCTTGGCAGAGAGTGAATAGTAAATTGTCGCCATAATTGTTATATTTGCACGGATGCAAATATAAACAACCATATATTACTTCAATAATTTTTGGCGACTTTTTGGCGACTTATACTTTATCTGGTGATATTTCGGTCGTTTCATGACATCCGTAAAGATGCCGATACATACCATTGCAGCCAATTTTTGTTGCTTTATGCAATCCCAATGATTTCATGAGATAATATTACCTATAGTCCCGTCGGGACTACAATTTCAAAATAGCAATCATCTGACAATCTGATGGTTGCTATTTTTATTATTCATGTTTTTGGCTTATTTTTGGCGATATAATACAGGTTTTCACTTCATTTTCCCAAACTTCGTGTGCGTCCTCGTGCTTTGAATGCGTCCACTTCATTACGCAAATATAGCACTTTTCGTCCTATTCTTACTGGGATTAGACACTTTTCTTTCTCCCACCGATGCAATGTCGGATAGGACACTCCTAAAATCTCGGACGCCTCTCCACGGGTACAATACTTTATCTTATCACCCATAGCTGCTTTCACGGCACTGAATGTTTTTTCAGCAACGCTATCCCCTGTCTCCTGAATGAGCACATTTGCAAAGGTACGCAAATCTGAAGCGCTAATCAGTAGCATCGCGTCGGATTGGCGATCCCGCATAACTTGCATGAGCAAACTATCCATATTCTATAAAAATAGTGGCAACTCCTGCTGCCGTCCGTCAATATGATCTCTTTCCTTTGTTTTAAACCTCCGCCACGAAATAGGCGGATTCGGTTCCCTGTATTTACCCCGCGTGGCTCGGCGCCTGTCGCGCTGCGCCCGCAAAAACTGGAGCTTCCTCTTCGCTTGGTTGATCCGATGATTGCGTATACCGTGTATAATTATCCTCAGTTCTTCCCGGCTCAGTTCATTTGTCCATACCGTATAGTCGGCGATAGTTGGCCGCCCTTCCGCCCTCCTCCCCATTTGCTTTTATCGAAATAAGTTGCTACCTTTGGAGTGATGTGTCAAAGGTGGGGCTTGAGAGCGCCACAAACACAAAGGGCTCCGGATCAGGGAGCCCTTTACATTGCCGATTTGATTCAGGTAAAGGCGATCATAACTATTATTGCCAGTATTACGACCAGCCAAACTATTATGGTTGTAGGCCTTTCATTATATTGCTTTTTCATAATTTCTTCTCCGTTTTCTCCAGCTCTTCAAGGAGGGCATCGGCGAGGGCGATAGCAAATTTGACACCTTCGGCAGACAGCCGACTTACTCTAGCGCACGACCCCGCCAATACATATCCGGCATACACCCTCCGCCAGTACTCCCGGTCAACTGTTAAGTTTTCCTTAATAGTTGGATCAACCTTTTCGGTGGCTTCGTGGATGTGATTCCCGTACTCTCCCCGCGCCAGCTTCTCGGCGTAGTCGTCGTCGCGCATCATCAAATCTCCACCATCCTTACTCGTGAAAAATTTGCGGCCATCAGTCGTGAACGTTACAACATATTCCTCGTTGTCGACATTTCTGCGTAATCCTACGATTGGGAATATGGTGCAAATACGATCAAAACATATAATCCGCACTTCCTCCCCGTCCCTCGTGCACACCGGCGCCCCTGCTTTGGCGGCTCTCAAGTCAAAAGGTTTCATCATGTAAAATTCTTTAAGATTTTTTAAAATGTTTAATGATCTCCTCGACCATGGCTTACATTGATATTAATTGTACCACTTCGGTTTTGGGAATCTTGTAGTGAAGGTTATTTCATTCACTTCATCGCATTCGATCATATAAGCCTCCGGCCATAGCCCCTTTATTTGCTCGACATTTTCGGCATAGGCGACAATAACGAAAGCGTCGACGCTTTCGCCCGTACACCAATACGGATACTTGATCGGCCATTTAACTGGCCGATAATCGTTACCGCAATCTTTGAATTTGATATAGAATCTTGCTCGTATCATTTCTCCCTCTTTTTGAAATGTTCGATAATCTCCTCAACCGTGGCCTTACGGGCGGGGATACCGACCCGATGCTCCAGCAAGCATTTTTCGAAGCTCCCAATGGGTGCATACAGCCCTTGGTTTACCCATGCCTTCGCTTCCTCCGCGATAAACCACTGCTCGCGGTCGTTCTCGTCGTTCATCGCTGCCAACGCCTTGAACAGCTCGACATTCTCACCGCAGTCGTAACTCGGATTGCGACTCTCGGCATTTTCGGCCTTAAACTGACCGATGCTGTATCGGGTCTCCTCGTCGGATGACATCCTCCATTTATATCTGTCAACAATGATATTCCCAACATATTCGCCCGTATTCTTATAAACCGACACAACTACATCATCGCTGCCACCTAAAGGTTCTGTAATATAGTAAGCCATCTCATTGCTATTTTACTAATTCGAAAAGTGTTTTACTCTTCGCTATCGTCCCGATTTTCACCCGTTCCGCCTCTTCTTTAGTGTCGAACTTTAATACCATTCCTTCGCGTATTGGGCATCCATTATCCCGCCAAAGTACATAAACCATAAGACACCACTTGTCATCCCAAAACGTGGGCGTCCCGTATATCTCAGCCACGTAAGCATATATTTTACGGGTGACTATTTGACAGGTCAAATCGCTCATTTCACCAATTCAAATTCGTAAACCACCACCCACGGGTTCCGATCCCACGTTCCACGGCCGGACACCTTGTCGATTAGTGCGGCGAAGGCCTTGCGGGGAGTGTCAAATTCAACGGCTGTTCCCTTTTTCTCGTCGACAAACCCATACGTGGTGGTATCTGTGGATTCGTACCACGATTCGATAATGCCCTCGCGAAAACAGTCATCGTGCGAAATGCTCTGCAACTGCTCGCACTTGATTCCGGTGATGCGGATTTGGTGGGGCATCAAATCGGCTCGCACAAACAGTTTGTTTCGCCAGCCAGGTGTTCTATCCGCGCCATATACAGGAATGTCACATCTTGGCGAAAACGCATGGTAATAACTTTGCGCCACGGCCACGACCTCGCCGACCTTGTAGCGGCATTTATGGCGAAAAATTTCAATTCCTTGACAGCACATTACGATACAGCCAGTGGCTTCCTCATAGGTGAAGTCTTCGGCCGAGGTCGCAGCCCGTTGAAATTGTTCACCTCCCTCGATGCGGCGCGTATTGTTTTTTATATAGTCAATGACCGCATCCGTCAGTCCATAGCGGTCGTTAAACATTATCTTCTGCATGGTTATTCAGTTTTAAGTAATTCTGGGGTGTCGTGGATATTACCTATTTTCGTAAATGAACAACACCAAATTTCCTCAGGTTCATTGTTCGCATCTACAAAACAGAACATCCGATCTCGATAGGCAATTACGCTACGCCTATTGATTTTCATGAGATTTTCCCATTCTACTATATCTCCCTCCCAAACATCCGTGCCGTTATTGTCTTTCAGCCCAATATACTCGCCGACGGTAGTGGGATCAACTTCATATAATCCTGTAAAGGTCTTGATAAATATCCGGCCTGCGTCTGCGCCGTAGCAATGAATCAGGTCTCCATAAACCCACTTGTCGTTATCTATACGCTTGCCTCTGAATTTACTCTCTCGCATAACTATTCTTGTTTGAGGTTGTTAATTCTGTCGATCTCGACTTTCAAATTCATCTCTGCGCAGCGCACATCCCGTTGCAATTCCTCCAGCCGAGCTATCTGCTCCTCGTCCATCCGCGGGCATCCCCGCAGCCAGCTGTCGTAGTTCGGGGTTTGCAGTTCGCCGTTGGCAATAGACCCTACACGCAGGCAGTAGTCGTAATATTTGACATACTCCTCCTCCGGAGCGTCCCGGTCGATGTCCGTCAGTATATCCGCCATACTCACGAATAGATCGCCAACTTCTGCAATTCCTCCGGGGTCGTCGCCTACCCCCGCATCCGGCTCATAATCGTAGCCGTGCTTTTCGCAGAAAGCGGCCAGATAGGCGTTGCAAACCGCGTTGTAACTTAGTCTCAGTTCCTCGCGTGTAAGTTTCATTAAAATCGTCTCAACGTGGTCAGGCATATCACTGTAAGGTTGTTTATGCACCCGTCGATAAATTCCCTTGCTCATGGTTAGGATGTTTTAGTGTAACGCCCACGTCTTGTGCATTGCAGCGATCAGGTCTATATACCCTTTGCATTCCTCCATCTGCTCGGGACTATAGCCTTCGGCCTCGCCAATTTTTCGGAAATGCTTCTGCCACTCGGAAATGGTGCAGCGTTTGCATCCTATTTGAATAACATCCTCACCCCAATAGGATACTGTATGACTAGATGCGCTGATAAATAGCGATTTAGAAACATCGCACCCGTCGCCCAGTTCGCACCTGTCGCCCAGTTTGCACCCGTAGCCCAGTTTGCACCCGTAGCCCAGTTTGCACCCGTAGCCCAGTTTGCACCCGTCGCCCAGTTCGCACCCGTCGCCCAGTTCGCAC